TTACGCCTCTTCGTCTAAAAAATCAGTGGTATCCAGCTTCTCACTACCCTCGAACTTAAATTTAATACCATGAGTGAGCTGGTGAAACTCGTTTATAATTTCCAGGGGCGTGGTTATATAGCCAAGGAACGAGTCATCGTAATCCGTATGAGGCATAATCTTGGCGGAATACTGGACATAGCCATTGGCGGAATCAAATTCATACTGATACTTGATTATATCCACCAGGGTGCGGAAATCCGTATCAGAGACATATGGGAAATACGCTTCTATGCTGATCCACCAGCCGCGGTTGAAAACAGCGAGGGAATTATCTATGGCCCTCTGCTCGATAAGATCAGGGATAAACGACGGAAGAAGCTTATTGGGATATACGCCGAGAGACAAGGTCAGCGCAGCTTCGCCGGCTCCGTTGATCAAATAGATGCGTGGTTTTGCGGTGCCGAATATCATGCCGAATTCCATGTAGAATCGTCCGCTATCGATAAGACATAGCCTTCCAGGCTGGTCTCATATCGCTTAGGATTCTTAGTTACTTTTGTGGGAACAAATATATATGTCAAATGGGTTCCATTCACGAAGTAAAAGTTAAATTTGTAAGTTTCAAATATGTTCCAGGATATACCTTTTAATCTTAATGTACAGGCCGCCACGATCTTATTTAAAAACAGATGCCAGTCAAAATCACACATAAAGGATACGGCCGAATCGGTCGTTAAATAGGTGCTTCCATCCTTAAAAGCCTTAATATTATCCCACCCTGTATAGATTGTTACCGTTTCCTCTATGCGTTTCAGCCAGAAATCCGATTCCTGGATACCTTTCAATGTATTGAAATAAAACATATGGCTGTAAAACTGATTTACGACATCAGAGTTGCTTATGGCGCCAGCGTCATCGAAGGTCACCGTGCCGGCCGTTTCCTCATCCGGAGTCACATAACCCCAGTCTATATTGCCGTAAGAACCGACCATTTTTTGATAGAAAGACAATTTAATGTCCAAGATGGAACTGGACGATATCAGGGTCTGTTCATTCAGCCTAACTTTAGGATAACAATACGATTCTAAATACTCATCAAATCCCATTTTGAACTGAAACAAATTGGCGATATGACTCATGAAGGTTTTGACGTCCGGAATATTAGCATCGGCCACTGATCCATAGAGCGTATCATTAAGACTCTGATCAATTAATATTTCATCAAAGGTGCCGGTCGCCGGACCATCACCCACAGCGAACAGATCGTTCAATACATAGTCAATTTTATCAGACCCATGATCAATTATTTCTTTGCCGGTAATTAATTTAAAACATTTTTTGAGCATATCTATTAAATAATAAATAATTTCGCTAGAATCCGTAATTCCAAGCGGATTCTGCGCCACCGAACCAACCCTGAACGGATAATTCGAGAAGTTATCCGCTGGCACGATATCAAATGTCAGAATATAATCATCAATGCTGTATTTAATGGTTTTATTATCCACGATATACGTCATATATTGCACGTCGTTTATATATAAGTCGCAATATGTGGCTGACTCATAATCGTTATCATGTATATTGGTCAAAAAGTAGAATAATGACTTAAAGGATCCATCGTCACCAGTGGCTGTACCATCCTGATGAAAGGCATCCAGAATTTTCAAATTAATCTGAGGAAAATACATTTTTGAAAGCAGATTCCGATCGGCTTCCATAGAAATGGTAAACTCGCCATCATTTACCAGTTTTGCTTTTGTAGGCAATTCATAATCGGAAGGGTCATTTGATTCCCGCTTAAAGACAAACTCATACTTTAAATCCGTATTGTCATTTAGAAAGTCTACACAGTTGGATGTCAGCGAGAGCGTCCTATATCCCATCTCTTAATGTCCTTCTGTTACCTTCAATTAAATGGCGCTCGAATAGTTGATCGTCCTTAAAATCACCGGCGAATACGGCGGCCATTTTCTTTTCTTTAAGTTCCATCCTGAGCATCTGAAGTTCGCGGACGAGCGCTGAATTATCGCTATATGATGATGAGCTGGTGTACATCCTGGAATTATTGTTTATAGTAGACGCAAGCGATCGGGAGAAGTTGCTGACCGATCCGCCGGATACAGCGCCGACTATATCAGATACCAGCCGGCTGAAATCCTGCACCGGTGCGATGATCTCGGGGCCTTCTTCACCGGCGAGAATGATCTCGGGTTTTTCGATTATTCCGCCGCGGGCGAAGCCGAGCAATCTGCCGAAGCCAGTGAGGAAGCCGGCCGAACCGCCGGGACCAACACTGAACAGAGCGGTGAAGAGCTGGCGGATGCCGGACTGGATGATCATGTTTCGGATGGAAATGAGGAAGCTTTTGAAGGAAAGCTTGCCGGTGTCGAGGCCCTGAATGATGGCGGAGGAGAAGCCGTCGGCGATAAAGTTGGCGGTTTCACGCGATAATTGTTTTATTCTTTCATTCGCGTCGATTTCCGCTCTTACTCTCTTGTCGGTTATTTCATCAAACGCAGACGTGTCCGCTTGATCATCAAGGATGCCCTCAATAGCCGGATCAATGATCTTCTCCATATTGCTGCGCTCTTCATCCCACATAGCGATACGTTCACGCTGGAGTTTGTAAAGCAAAAACGCTTCTTCATTGAAATTTTTTACTTTTTCTGTAGTTTTTTCAAAAGTTTTAGATATCTTATCAGTTGATTCCTCCAAAGCAACCAAGCCCTGCATCGCTCTTAATCCGTTTTCATAAACTTTCTTAAGTCCCTCATTATTCATGTACTCCGTAGAATAACGAAGATCCTCCAGACGCTTGACTAATAATGATGCCGTATCCTCTTTTTTCCCTTCCGCTCTGATGCGGGCCGATAATTTTTTTACCGCTTCCTCAGCAGGAAGTTTGTCCATTGATTCAAGCCAAGACTTCCGAGCGCCTTCGGAAAAACCTTCCAGCGCGTCCTTACCCCATTTACGCCATTTCATAGGTGTCAGAAACGGCACATATTTTCCTATAAATTCATCAATTTCAAAAAAGGTATCCGCCCATTCTTTCATCTTGTTACGCTTATCCTCATCCATATAAGTATAAAATATCTTGAAAGATTCTGATGTATCGGACAGCGCCGTATTTAACTTATTCACAACATTGGTTAATTCTGAAACCCCCGCTTTTGTGGCGGGAAGCAACCCCTCGCCTACGGTGGCTTCAAGCTTTTTGATACCATCTTCGAGATTGGATACCATGCCGTTGAATGTCTTGGCCTGTTCCTGCATCATACCCGCAAATCCTTTGGCCGCAACAATCTTCGGTAAAGCATCAGCCATTTGCTCAGCCGTCGTCATTATCTCTCCGGATTTGCTGAATTTGGCCGCCGTGGCTCTCGCCCAGTCATCCGAGGTTATCAGCAGATCCCGAAACATGTCTATGGCTATGCCTTTTTGTCCACTCACAAGTTTAGCATAGGCACCAAGAACTTGCTCGAATGGTTTTTGTGACGCACTGGCCAGATCACCAAGCATCCGAAGAGTATCCAATGAATAACGGCCCATGGCTTGCAATTGATTCCCCGCTTCCACTACCTGCGGAAGCGTGAATGGCGTGGTAGCGGCGAACTGCTGCAGTTCCTGCAGACGTTCTTTTGCTTTTTCAGCCGAGCCCATCATAACCGTTAAGGCCATTTCATACGATTCAAATTGCGCTGCGGCTTTTATCGGTTTAGAAACGACTGAAGCAAACTGATTTGCCAGTTGTATGCCCTGATTAATACCGGTTGTAATCTGCGCCCAGGCGGCGGCCATATCACGGAAACCCCCGGATGATTGTGTTGCGGTCCCGGTAACGGTTTTACCTAGTTTACGCATGGCTTCTTCGCCGAGGTTGGCGGTGGCGAGGAATTCCTTGCCGTCGAGGATGAGCTTGAATGTGAGGTTATCGGCCATAAATTTCTATCTTAATCCCGTAAAATGAATGTTGCGCCTACCGTTCACCATGAAGAACGCGGCTACGGGTGATATTTTTGTTTTGCCAGTTTCAATTTTATTAATAATACATCCATCGGCGTGAAGGAGACCTGCTCGTATTTGGTGACGTCGAGGTCGGCGGCGGTGAGGATGAACTCTATCCATTCGCGCTCGCTTTCGGCATTGCGGTTTCGTTTTTCAACAACTCCGGCGATGCGCTCGTAGCACTCGTCACCGCTTTCATCAGACTTAAGATCATTGACGAGGTCTTCGACGCATCGTTTAAAGTAAAAAAATCGGCGACCACCTCCAGGAAGGTTGGCGGGTCGATCTCATAAAAATCGGACAGAGTGAGTCGATCGGTTAAATAGCACGGCCGGTTGGTGTCGGCGTCGATGAAGATGGTATTGATGAGCCGGGTGATGAGCTCGGGCTTTTTGGTTTCGAGGTCATTGAGTACTTGGTAGATAACGGTCATGTCGACGGAATCGTCGTCTAAAGATGGCATCTGATGCACAGATGCCATCTGGGCCATCTGATGCTGAAGTTCGGTGATGATGGCGGCGAGGCGGATGAGCTGCATGGGCGAGAGCGGACGGTGGATGACGCGCTTGCCGGAGATGGTGTAGGTTTTGTAGTTCATGGTGCGGGTCCTTCGTTTTAGAGATGGCATCCGTAATGGATGCCATCTGATTTGAGCTTAGAGACTTAGTCCTTTGTAATATAATTTATCAGCGAACGCGTATTTATTTGCCGTCTTGTAATTATTAACATAACAGGCCTGGAAACCGATCTTGTACAGCACGTCGGAGCCGGCGGCGAAGAAATCGGATGGTACGGCTTCGGTAAACAACCGGGACGTGCCCTGATAAACGGTGATGTAACGGTCCTCGACGATGAGATAGAATGTGTGCGCCGTGTTATTGGTCGTTGAAGCCAGCGCCGTAGTAGATCCCGAAGGCTTTTTTATCAGACCGTTGTAAACGGGCATGTTTAACCGATTAGTATAACCTGAATTCCCGTTCTGTAAAAACAAGCCTACATCATCGCATCCCGAATGGCTTTGCCACGCAAGCTGAATACTGAAGCGGCCAAAGCGGAATGGATAGACATCGAAGCCGGAATACAACCAGGCGCCAACGCCGGACACGAGTATGCGGTTGGGCGCGGCGTCGAATCCCGTGAGGCCAGATTCCGGCACTTCGCAGGAACCTACGGTAAACTCTAAGTCGTCATTTATTCTTGTAATTGCCATATTAAGGAGGTGTTATTAAATCAACATAATCAACTTCAGTATAATGCTCGTATTCATCAGCCATAAGATATTCTGGAAGGAACAGATCGGATTGATAATTAAAATTACCTAACGTATTAGATTCCGAACCGTTTCCGTCATTATCTTTGATTGCCAGGCCTACGTAATAACCATATGAATTCGGATTGGTTAATGTATAACTCCCGATCAGAGTCGTATTATCATAAATATCCACAGTAGTGCCGGTTACCTTCATGCTTAACGTAAATGATTCCGTTGCCGTATTGTGAATCAGATTGAATGAGGTTTGTAAAGACGGTGCAACATTTGTTTTTGAACTGTAAATATTTACCTTGCCATTATGAACCAAATACATACTGCCGAATGTATTATTATGATTCAAAGCGAAACCAATTTCACGACCGGAGAGGGAGGTTATAACAATCTCCGCTGATATAATAAACGCGGAGGATTGTAATGAAAACCCAAGCTGAGAGGAATTGTCGGAAGAATCATCTAAATAACCCGAACGGACGCCGACATTCGTCGATATTTTAAAATCATTTAAATCGGCTCCGGTAAAAGGATTCATAGAATTAAATAATATTGAATTTCGATAAACAAAATATTCCAATGGTATATTGATTGTCTGCAAAGACGGCTTGAATATATCATCAATATTTGAGAATTGACCGGTAAAAGTGACTGGAATTCCCCTATTTTTGGACGCGGAAATATCGATATCGCCATCCACGTAAAGACTCATGTTGCGTTGTATAAAATTTGATTCGGAGAAGGCTTCATGATAATACAGTACATCGACATTTTCACGGGTTTTAAGGTTTTTTAATATGGTCAATATGTCGGCATGGGCCTGAGCCAGAACGGTGCGCACTTTCACATTATACAGGATAGCATGTTCGCCGCCTTCGGTATCGGCAATGACCGGCGAGATGTTGACGACAGTGGACCCGCGGCTGGTGTAGCCGAGATTGACGAAGGATTTATCATGGGTATCGTCCAAGTACTCGGCGTCGGAACGGCGGACGTAGATGTCCATTGGCAGGGCGAGTATCTGCTCGTAGGACTTGGATGATGTGAGAGTGATGGTGCTCATGAGTTCTTAGAGATGGCATACGATTAACGGATGCCATCTGAGTTGGTTAAGCGGGTTCACTAATTACCAGCTGGGTGTCGACGTCCTTGACGAAGGCGTGGAGCTCGCAGGGGAAGCCGAGCACATCCTTCTGATTCATCTTGGCTTCCATGCCGAGCTTGAGATGCACGTCGGTGATGCTGATGATCTTGGACTCGCCGGTGAATACGGCATCGACTAACCCGGGCAACATAGCCTCGAGGGTTGTGAGCGTGACATGCTGGAACTGAATGAGGAAGAACTTGCAGGACAGGTTGCAACCGATCTGATGCCGACCGCCCTCGATTTCGGTGAATACCGGCTCGACCGTGACGATCGTGTCGCCCTTGGTGTAACCGACGGTGGCCGGAGTGCCGTCCGCGGCGCACATGGTAACTGCGCATTTGTCGGTAAAAACTGTGGTGAGAGATTTGGTGATTGACATCTTATTCTTTCTTAAGATATGGCATCCGATAAACGGATGCCATCTGAGTGGTTATATTAGGCAGGAGTTATGGAAATGCCAGTGCTGATTAATTTGGCGAAGCGGTGGAACGAACACGGGAACCCGAGTACGGATTTCATGTCGAACTTGGCCTCGACACCCATGGCGAAGTTGAACGCCGTGCATTCGATGGTGGCGACCCCGCCAGTGAACTTAATGTCGACATCCTTGCCGACATAGGCCTTGATCTCATCCTTAACGGCTTCGGTGAACTGGACGAGGATGAACTTGCCCTCAATCTCGACGCCAGTCTGATGCTGACCGTTTTCCAGATCAATCATGACGGGTGTAGCGATGATCTGGGATTCGCCTTTGGTATAACCGACTTCGAGGAAACCGCCGACGCCGGTTTCACGCATGGTGACGGCGCACTTATCGGCGATGATGTAGGTTTTTGCTTTTGAGATTGCCATGATTTTCTTTCTTTCTAAGCGACGAACTGAAGTTTGTCGAATTATGGTAATTTTTCTATAAGTTTAACGTATAGCCTTGTCGCCTCGCCGCTGGTGCTGATGTACGGAAAGACGGAATATTCGTAAGTGGTGGATGATTTGATCCGGATGCGGATCTCGAATAGTTTTGATGATTTGCCGCCGCAGGTGAACGTGGTGTAATCGGACGCGGAGAATGCGATCAGGAGATTGGACTTAGTCGCCGAATCCTCGTCCAGCGTGATGCCTGTGGTGGTGGCTCCGCTGACCCGATTCTTCTGAAGTACCGGCGTTTCGGAATTGATAGCGAAGATGTCCACGTAAATGTCTTTGTCGGTGAGGTTGACGTTGCTGGTCCCGTAGGCTATAGTGCCGGCGGACTCATCGTATTTGCCGACGCTGACTTTTAAAGTGAAGATTTCTCCTTCGACCCAGGTTTTGGTTATATCTGACATTTATTCTTCCCATTCTGCGCTTATAGCCGTAATAGTCGGCTCAGGGTTAACATATTTGCGTACCAATGGGTCTAACATCTGTAATGCACAATCATAAACCCTTGCCATCGCATATCCTGCGTTTGTTATATTGGTATCTGTAACGCTGGCTTTTGGCGTGCCATCAAACAAAAATGTAATACTACTTCCGACTACACTTAACCCCCACGTGCCCCAATTAAATGTTTGTGATGACGATGGAACTGGTGCTGGCGTTGTGATACTTGTATATGTTGCAGGATATGTTAGTCTATAATAGATGTTTGTGACATGATAAGCTCGCCCATTGTAACAGTCTCCCGAAGCCTGCCCCCTTAATCCAATCCATATATTGTTAGAATTTTCAACCCACCCCCTGATTTTGGCGGTAACTATTGCGTTTTGTAAAGAACCGGATTTCGCGCGTATAATTGATGAATTAGAGCCATTATAACGCATATAAATCATTTTATGATAATGAATTGTATCGCCTGTCGTGCTATCTCCAGCCCACCACAAATAAGACCGCTTATCCGTAGCGGCCGGCGTGCTGTCTCCATACGACCATATACATCTTAATGCGGGTTGGTTATTATAAACCGGTTTAATATGATTGTGTGACCATGTCGAGCCCGTGGTTACATGCCTGTAATATGCCCACGATGCGCCCGAATCTGAAGACCGATACTCATCAATATCCCCACCGTCTTCATTAGCTTGAACGGCAACTGATGGAAAATAAACTGAAAGATTTCCTCCACTGCGGTTAATAATACACCCAATATCAAACTGATGGTCATGAGATACGACGTTCGCTGTGGTTACTACCCCGGCCGATGTTACTTTTATTACTTTAGCTTGCCATGTTGTTCCGCTGCCCTGTGAACATAAACAATATACATTTCCATTTGTGTCCGTAGCTATATCCGAAATCATTACTTCGTCCGTTCCGCTGTCTAATACCTTTGTTGATTTCGTAGTATCTACGGGAAGAGTTTGGGTTATCCCGGAAGAGTTTTTCCAGCTTACGCCGCCATCGTCCGAATAAACATGGTATATATTATATCTACCGGTTGGTACCGTTGTTTTATAAGGCGTCCAGAATATATGGATTTTGTTCGGCGAAGTATTGGGGTCAGCATATATTTTACAGTATGCCCAATATCCAGTACCAGCAAAAATTATTCCTGTTGGAGACCCCCACGAAGACGCCTCATCGGATGATTTTTGCATATAAAGATAATCCTGCGCCGGAGAGGAATTGTAGAATAAGCATAGATTCCCAGACGACGGTTCAAATAATGTTGGATATACGCCATTGTTAGTACTGTCTGCCCCAGCTGTAAACGCCCCGATATTATTAGGCTCATCCGATACAGCCGTTTTTATCTTTGAAGATATACCACCATACCCCACCACTATCGTGCCACTTCGCAATACGCATAAAGCCGGGTTGGCATGCGCATCTGTCGTAGATATTTCACCTATCGTTTTAGGACGATACCAACGTCCTATTGTATGGTCGTAATAGGTTATTCCATAATAAAATTTGCTAACAATATTTATTGAGGAATAATAAGGAATCGGATATACAATATAAGTTCTGTCTGCATCAGCATTATATACCGCCTGCGGGTTATTCCACATTGAAAACGTTCCCGCCGGGCCGTGATAATATGTACTGTTTTCATACCACGATGATTGAATGTCGGAGTCATATATAAACGTATCTGGAGTTACTACGCCGCTTCCCGTTAATACGTCCCATTTATCAGTTGGTACACCGGTTAATCCATTATCCGCAAACCCCACTGCACTATCCGTAGATGTGTCGGACAACGTTGTACCATATTGCATTTTAAACACAACCGTATCTGGACTTGCGGGGATGGTGTCTGCTTTGAAGTAAACCACACAATAATCGTATGGCACCATATCCCATTTATAGTGTTGAATTACATCACCGCCTGAATTCCTGAACACCAAATCACTAAAATCACTCTTGCATTTTCCGTTAAGATAAATATCAGTCGCCGTATCCGAGCCGGCACCGTAGTGGAGGGTAATTGGTATAGAATAATCGGTTTGTGCCCCGGCTGTAGTTCCGGTTACGGTAATATTCTTAAAATAGGTTACTCCGTGACAGTAATCGCCGGACCAATCGGAAACTATGGCTCCGTTTTTCGATCTGACACGCCAATAATAAGTGATTCCACCGTAACATAAGTTATATTCGTAACCCGCATCGGATATGGTGGTATCTATTAGCGGAGAAGAATAATCTGAATTTAATGATATTTGTATATCATAATTTGCCGCTCCCTCAACAGGCTCCCAATCAAATTGGGTTGTAATATTTACCGCTTCGTCTGTTTCAGGACTTAATAGTATAGGCACTGTAATAACGGTGACTGTTCTATATGCAGCGTAAGAAGTTGTGACGGCGCCGTTCTTAGCACGAACGCGCCAGTAATAAACATCGTTGCCGAGCGCGGTAGCCGTATAGGAATTGGTAGCCGGAGAGGACGTTTGAACAATGTTCGCGAATCCTGTGTCAGTCGCTATGTCGATGTCATACGCGGACGCACCTTCGATGGCTGACCAGGTGAAGTCCGGAGTGGTATCGGCGGTGTAAGAGGAATCGTCGGGCGAAGTAAGAGCCGGCACCGTTAGGACGGTTACGGACCAGACAGAGGAATATTCCGTCTGACCGGTAAGGTTCTTGGCGCGGACCTTCCAGTAATAGACATCATTGGATAACGCGGAAGGCATGTAACTGTTAGTCTCCGGAGAGGCGGAGACGACAATATCGGTAAAACCGGAATCACGGGCGATCAATATGTCATAAGCCGTGGCGCCCGAGACGGCGCCCCAGGTGAATTCAGGAGTGGTATCGGCCGTGTAGGATGCGTCCGTTGGAGAGGTGAGCACCGGCACGGTCAATGACTGGACGGTTACGGACCAGACGGACGACCATGCGGTGGCCAGTTCCCCGACTACGCTTCGCACACGCCAGTAATACGTGCCATTATCGAGACCATCCGAAAGATAATATTCATCTGCATTTCCGAATTCTATTACATTTGTAAAATTAATATCCGTCGCAATTTCTATATCATAAGATGAAGCATAAAGAACTTCACTCCAGTGGAATTCCGGAGTGGTATCGGCGGTGAAGGATTCATTGTCGGGAGACGTGAGCGAAGGAATGGTGATTACATATACCGACTGAACGGTTGACCATTCTGAATATAATTCATCTCTTTTACCGCGAACCCGCCAGTAATGGACAGCATTCGTCAGCCCCGTAGCGTTATAACTGGTCTCCCCTATTGTCTCATTTACCACCATCGTATCGAACGTCTCATCGGTGGCCACCTGAAGCTGATATTCCGTAGCGTAATCCGCCGCACCCCAAGAGAATTCCTGCGAGGATAATATTACGGCCAGATCCAGGGGCGCGACCAGTTCGGGTATTGCCGGGATCGGCAAGCGATCATCCCGGTAAACGCCGGAGACGTTGACCGTGGATCGGAACACGGACGATCCGGCGGACATGACGGCCCGGTGGATCGAGGAGGTGTTCTGCGTGTCGCGTATGATGGAGGTGACGTTCATAATTTGTTTTAATCCCACGGATGAATCCGTGGGTTATTTTAAGTACAATCCGAGGACGCCGAGCAGGGAAATTATAATGCCCACGGTTTGTAATGTTTTCATCCAGTTGTTTGTAGATTTCTGATCCTGTTTAGTGTGTTCAATTAAATGGGCATCAAAACTTTTGTTAAGGTTTTTCAAATCTGACTCAATGCGTACGAGGTCTTTGCCCTGACATTCTAGCTTGGGATAAAATATAGCTTTGAATGACTGAAAGGCGTGTTTGAGTTCGTCCAGATTTTTGGCGGTATTTTCGGACGTCAAGATTAGACGCTCGAATTTTTCAAGGAACTCTAGTTGTTGTTTTTGATCTTCAGGAGGCATTACCGATTTCTTTCGTTTTATGCGCAACCTAAAGGTTGCGGTTACATATTTAGTCTGCCGGAGCCGGTTAAGACCCCGGCAGGCTAAGTCGCGCTGGAGTAGGTGAAGGACCAGTTAAATATTTGTTTCGTAGTTCCTTTTGAATCGCTGTATGCGGTTGACATAAAGCCTTGTTTCCAGAGGCAGTTTCCAGTATATCAGATCCCAGTTGTAATTGTAAGTCCGGGCTAATCTCCGTATGCGACCCATGCCATAATTATAGGCTGCGTCGACAAAGAGCTGAGCATTCTTGTAATTAAGCGGATACAGTTTCTCAATCTCGATGAACTGAGCGATGTCTATGGTATATAATACCATGGCGTTGATCGCTTCTTCCGGATTGAGCGGGTCGATACCGTATTCTTCCGCGGTGGCAGGCATGAACTGACACAAACCCAGGGCGCCGACGTATGACACGGCATAGGGATCGAACCGGGATTCGGCCTCAATCCTTGCCTTGTACCAATGCACCAGGGCGGGAAAATGTTCAGGCTGATACTTCTGAACCGCGTCCCTGATGATCGGGTCATATTCGTCGCTCGCCCATACCCTTCCGGTAAACATGATTGTTAAGATCATGGTGATGAGTAAACGTTTCATAATATCCTTTCGTGTTAGAGATGGAATCGCCGGGAGCTATTCCATCTAATAGCCGATCAATAATATCGAGAAGGCCAGTATGATGATGGCGGCGCCGACGGCACGAAGGCCGTGAGCGGTGGACCTGGACGCATTCTCAAATACCTCGGCGAAATCCAGATACTTAACCATGATGAGCAGGAACAGCGCGAAGAGGATCATCTTGGTCGCCAGGAAAAACAGCTTGAGCCCGACATCGCTTAAGGCGCCGATGAAGTCACCGGTGGAGAATAAACTGAGAATGGCTAGGCCCGCGACGGCGATCAGGGTGATGACTAATATCTGGGTGATGAGTTTCATATCCGATCCTTCATTGCGCAACCTGAAGGTTGCGGTTACAGAGTGAGAAGTTTGATGACAATTACTATTACAGCGATGACCCCAGCTCCTTCGTAACGGCCCATGACTCGGTTGCGCTCGGCTTTTATGCCGCAGTCGATGACTACGGAATCGAGCATGGCGGTCTTGACGCTGTCGCGGATGAAGCAGTCGAGACAGTCGGTCATGAGATCGTGATAGTTACGATCGCCTAAATAATATTCCTTAGCCGGCTTATTTTTCGTGCCAGCGGCGGTATTCCTGCGCGTAACGCTCGAGGAGGTCGAGCAGCTGATCGTCAGTAAGCTTGTCAGGATCAATACCGTCCATGACATCCTTAACCTTACGATCTTCCTGAAGGCGTATCGCATCAATGGTTTCCTTGGCTGAGTCCGCCTTGGTCTTACGGTCATCTTTGTAGATCCACCAGGCAACCGATCCGAAGAGGATGGCGCCGAGTGTGAATCCGATGAGGAACGTATTTAAGCGGGTCAGCATAACTAATTTAAGGATGGCATCCCGGTGAAGGGATGCCATCCAGGTTGACGGTTTAGGCGACCACATCGTACAGCAGATGGCCGCAGAGATCGGTGGCTGTCATGACCTCGGTGACGGACTCGCCGACACGGATGGTGATGCCGCCTTTCAATCCGATTTCGGGATTGTCGCGGGTGAGAGCCACGCGTTCGCCGAACTGGGCGGTGTACCCGAAGGTCACGCCCTGCCGGGTTCCGGCCAGCGGTTCGCGGTAATACACCAGCATGCTCTTGCCCCACGCGCGGGCGAGCGTGACGGTCTGACCCTTTTTCGCGGTGTTGTAAAAACTCTCGCCGACAAACAAATCTTCCAGCTCGAACAGGTCCGCGATGGCCCGGCGTGTAGCGATACCCTTGGTGCCTGAGTTGCGGTTGACCGCGGCAATGATGTCCTGATTCTGAGCCAGGATGGAGAACGCGGCGCGGCCGATGACCGCGTAATTCGGGCGGATGACGCAGGAATCGATGGCGGCCAGGATCTGAGCGACGGGCGTACCGGCGGTAGCCGTCCAGCGGGTTCCTGCGCCGACATTGGTGCGGTTGCTGGAGCCGTAGTTTGTATACGTGAACGCGGCGGCGGCGGCACGCACTTCCCGATCGGTGAGGATCAGATGCGTGAGATACTCGGTTGAATGACCCAGCGGATCGTAATTGGCAGGCGCGTTGGCGATGTCATCATACGGGATGTCATCTTCCAGCCCGTAGTCCTGACAGGAGCCGGTCGCTTCGACGCCGGTGAAACTGGTTTTGTTGACCTTACCCTTACGGCCGACGCGGGTATCCGGAAGCGTCATGCCTTCGCCGGCAGGATAGGTCATGTATTTGAACTCGGCTTTTGAAACCGGCACGCGCGGGAACACTTCATCCGCGATGAACCGGGCATTCTTATACGCCACCGCGACATTTACGAGTTCGGGGTTTACGGTGAACGGGGATTGATTTGCCATTGTTGGTCTTTCTTAAAAGATGGCATCCGATAAACGGATGCCATCTGAGTGGTTAAAATTAGGAGACGGTTGCGCTGAACGGAGAGGCTTCGGTGCCGGTCGCGCTGATCTTGACGTCGACAAACCACAGATTAGTGGCGATGTCGATCAGTTCGATCATGTCGCCGATGATACCACCGGTGGTGGAACCGTCAAGCGTGATCGTGTCATCCGTACCGCCCGCTTCGATCATCAAAGCCGTATTGCCACCATCCTGGTAAACGGCGGCGAATCCAACCATTGTGGTGGAAGCATCCGCCACTTTGATGGTCGTGGTATTGCTGGTGACCGTTGTGCCGACGAACAACCGGAATTTCGCTCCGCTTCCAGTAGCGGCCGGAAGTGTAACAGCGATACCGGCGGCACGGTTAAGGGTAACAATCTTTCCGTCATGGGTCGCTTCGGACAATGTCAGCGTAGAAGCCGTGCAATTTACCAGCCTGGCGGACACATCGCAGGCGCGGTTGATTTCAGCGGCGGTGGCGGCGATGGCCGTGCCCGCGCCGGAGCCGAGACACAGACCGCCGTCAGCAATGGTCAATGTATTGAGATTTTTGTTGGCACCGCAAACCAGAGCCTTGGAAGCGGTAACCGTACCAGCGGTGACATCGTGCAACGTGTTGACTTCGGCGGCCGTTGCTTCAATGCCGTCGAGCTTGGACAATTTGCCCGGCACTACCAGCACCTGGAAGATGTCGCCGGCGACGGAGGATTCCAGAGCGATGCCGAGGTAATGAATGGTGACGGAAGCGATCATCGTATCAGTGACTTTGACCGCACGTCCGACGGAATCGGAAGTGACCAGATCGCCGCGGGTGATGGTATCATAGGATTCCACCTCCGCGATACCGGCAAGGATGACGTCGCCCATGGCCCCGGAAGTGATGTCGAGTTCACCGCAGACGCCGATGATCGCATCGGTTTCTGCCGTCGCCTGGATGACGGTATTGGCCGCTGAGAACTTGACCATGCGGTATTTGTTTACCGTGGCTCCGCCCAGATAGCCTTTGGTTAAAAGAGGGATACTCATTTGGGTTCTTTCTTATTTTTAGTTTATGTTTTTTACCTTACATAAGACGGGCATAGTCCGTCTTTACTTCAGACCGTGCTTTTTCATAATTTCGGAGACGGCGTCGGTGAAGCTCATGCGGATGCCGAGTTTGGATTTTTCGGCGACCAGCTCCTGCGCCTCACGCGGGACGTTGACCGGCGAATTACCTGATGACGGCGACTTGCCGGCGGTCATCTTAGTGCCTATGACGGGCATGAGGTCCACCACTTTGGGGTTCATGCGGATTCGGTCGAGGAACGCCTGCCGTTTTTTCTTGCCTTCCTCGGAGGTGACGTCGATCTCGGCAGGCAGAATCTTCCCGTCCTCTACGGCCTTGTTCAGGATGGCGACGGCCTGTTCGGATTCCTGTTTTTCGGCGGCGTCTTTCTTTTCCTTTTCAAGGGCTTCGAGTTTCGCCTTCATGGCTTTAAGCTCTTCCTCTTTGGCCGCGAGTTGCTGTTTCTGTTTCTCGATGTCGGCGTTGATCGCTTTCATCTGCTCATCGACTTCGTTCTTGGCCTTTTTGATGGCCTCGATGGAAGCCACGAGGGCTTCTTCGCTTGCTCCCGGCAGGTTGAGAGCCGATTGAATTTTGAGCATTTTGTTTGCCTTTCGTGTTTCCTTAAAAATGGAGTTGTAATATTGCTTAACCGCCACCGCTTTGCTCTGCGGCTGCTGGTTAGTTTGCACGATCTCGTCGATGAACTTCTTATCCATCGCTTCCTGAGCAGTGAGCCAGGTCTCCTCGTCCATCATTTTGGTGAGTTCCTTTTCGGACAGCCCGGTGCGGCCGTAGGCTTTCATGATGATACCCTTGATCATGTCGAGGTTTTCCTGAATCTTCTCGAAATAATTGGCGTCGCCGGCGGCGAACGTCCAGGGATTGTGGATCATCATCATGGAGTTATCGAACATCTTCACCCGCTTGCCGGCCATGGCGATGAACGACGCGGAGGACGCGGCCAGCCCCTCCACGGAAACGGTAACGTCGCGCTCGGCCAGTGCGTTGAATATGCCGATGGCCTCGAACACCTCGCCGCCCGGGGAATTGATGCGCAGGATGAACTGCTTAGCGCCAGCGGCCTCAGCCTCATGCAGGGTATTGGTAAAGTCCTTGGCGGTCAGCTCCTCGACGCCGATGGCGCCCATGATAAATACTTCGGCGGTGATGCGGTCGTCTAAGATTCGGTAATTCATTTTATTCCTTTTCGCTTTATCTCATGCCCACGACGGAGATGACAATGCCGTTGACGCTGAGATCGGCGTCGCGGGTGATCATGGTATCGGAAAGCACTTCAATGTTAAATTTGTAATCTACGGAACTGATGGTGAAATCGATGGCCGCGCCGGTGAGCTCATTGATGACCAGATCCTTCAGATCCAGAACTTCGTCATTTTTGGACGTCCGGCTGGCGATGTTATTGGAACAGACAAGTACCTGATACACGGACTCGATGCGGTACTTGCTGTTTCCCTCCGCGTTGACGTCGTAATTGGTGTCGTTGTAGAATACCAGGATAGCCGGCAGGGTCAGGGCGAACTCGGCGATTTTGGCTTTGTCGTTCAACTGGCCGTCGTATTTGATAATGTTCCTGCATACGGCCGTGACGGAAGTCCTGGCCTTCAGGTAATCAATAATCTCCTGCTGTATGATGGAACTAACTTGTGCTGTCACGATAAAACAATCTGTCCTTGACCTGCAGAGCGCTCGAGGACGGGCGCGTGCGCGGCATTATGAGTGAATTGTTGACCCCCAGCTGGATCTTGCCGGACGAAATGTTCTCGAGGATCTTGACGGAGTCATCGTAACGCTGGCGGACGGCATCGCTGGCGCCGGCCCCGCGGTTCTCGTAAACATAATACACGGCTATGTTGAGGGTGAGTTTTTTAATCAGTTCCGGGCAGGTCGCGAACGGCACCTCGTAATTCTTCATGCAATAGCCATTCACGATCGCCTGAGCGTCGGTGATGGCGGCATTAATGACATCGGTGTCGATGGTGGATCCGGCTTCGTCACCGGACAGGCGGGCTGTCTGGTTTGTACCCAGAAGCTGTTCAACGGATGGGGAACCTTCGGCTATGGTCGCGTAACAATAACTCAAATTTTTTTCTTTCTAAAGCCAATTATCTGGCCACGCTTCAATTTAACTTATAAGGCAAGAAAATAAAAACGATCTAGTGATATATGTACTTATATCACTTTAATTTAAGGATATTTGACTTTTTAGAAGTATCTTGTAGCGTATGAAAGCAAGTAATATATAAAGGACAAGGGGGTGTGAAATATGAAGAAAACTCACATATAAAACCTTTACAGTCGGCCGTGAGCCAATACGAGAAAGTTATACGATTAAAAACCGACTATGAAAAAAACCACGAAGTGTGATTATGAACGATGCTAACGAGCAACATATACCGACTCAACAGGAGCTTGATATCAAGGAAAATATCGAGCTAACCTTAAGAAACATATTTACTTGGGCGTGGAAGGGATTACAGGCGGTAAAGATCAAAATGCCCGTTACACACCCTGACACGGATCACGCCGAAGCTCAGTTCGTTCTGTGTATACTTGATAAGTACGATATGGATGAAATATTCAAGCTGTTGCGCAGGGGTATTAACAGGGGCCAGCGTGAGAAAAAATTAGAACCGATCTTCACGAATATCAATGACACGCCCGACCCGGAAGCGGAGTTCGAGCGACAGCTCTTTGACATGAAAGCGGACCTCTTAGACAAGGCCAAAAAGGAGAATGACACGAAGGAGCTTCTGAAGATCGTGGACGCCATAACGAAGATACAGAATACCATGCGGGTACGGCATAACATACGCAAGCCGGACATACAACTGATCACCGCACTGGCGAAACGGTTAGATCCGAATATCACCGAAGAACGGGTGCTCGAAATTTTAGAGTTTGAATCGCAACGATTAAAAGCCTGAAGGCTGTGGCTACGGATAATATGATTGAAAATTCCCATTTAATACGAGAATTGGAAGAGCGGAAGGCGGCGCTGGAGAATCTGAACGAGGTGTTCAATCCGGCTCAATTCTCAATTAAAGATAAAAAGATTCGTAAGGAAACAGCGAGGAATGACGACGCTTTTTTCCTGAAGGAATACTTCCCTGATTTATTCGATAAGGAATTCGGGCCGATCCAGTACGAGATAATGGCCCTGACGCATAAGCGCGGCCATGAGCTGCACCTGATATGCGGGCCGCGCGGATGGGGCAAGTCTGAGATCATAAGAGGGCTGAGGATAAAGAAGATGCTGTTCAAAGAAATACGGAACGGCATACGGGTGGGCGAGAACTTAGAGGACAGCGAGAACGAACTGGCGATGACGAAGCTGGAGCTGGAACTGAACCCGCGCCTGCGAAACGATTTCGGCGACGTGGCGGACAAGCGGTTCTGGTCCAATAAGCATATACGACTGACCAATGGCGTATCTTTTAAAGCGATATCGGTGAACGTGAAAGGGCGCGGCATTTCACCGCGACCGGATTACGCCGAGATCGACGACTTTGAGGACCGCGAATCCGCGGCCAACCCGGAACGGGGTGCCAAGAAATTAGACTGGCTGATCGCCGAGTTCTACCTCGCCGTAACGCTGGGAGGGGTTATCGTATGGCTAGGGAACAATTTAAGCCTTGACAGCGCCTGCAATCAATTTATAGAGGAGATTAAATCCGCTCCGAACAGCAAGTTCTTTACGCATATTTACAAGGCCATAGAGACCGACGCGGACGGCAACGAATATTCTACATGGGAAGCCGGCATGCCTATCGAGGTATTGCGGGAAATCCGGGCAACGATTGGCACGGTTCGGTGGGAAGCTGAAATGCAGCAGAACCCACTGAGACCGGGCGAGATTTTTAAATACGACTGGTTCAGCTTTGTGGATTATTCCGAGATCGAAAAGGAAAAGGACAAACGCAAGGTGGGCATCTTTCTAGATCCCGGTTACGGCAAGTCCGAGACTTCCTGTTACAAAGCGATCATCGTATTCACCAGCGACGGTGCGTTCTATGACATCACGGACGCCTGGGTGCGGCAGACCTCGGTGAGCGCGATGTGCCATGCGTGGTTCGAAATGGTGAATAAATGGAAGGCGTGGAACCTGATGTTCGCCAAGTTCGAGGACACGCTGAGCCAGCAACTGCTGTTAGGCAATTTTAAAGAAGTGGCCCGCGAACGCAAAGAGCCCCTGATGATCAGCGGGGTGGCCGGGGACAAATGGTTCCAGGCGCCGAAGCCGTTGAGAATTGAAACCCTGTCCATGCCGATCGAGACGGGCATCGTGCGGTTCGTGAAACGAAACGGCGAGCTGTCGCAGGACATGAAGCGGCTGATCGAGCAGTTCACGAATTACCCGAAGAAACCGGACGACGGACCGGATTCCGCCGCCTCATGCTTTCACCTGCTGGCCGGCAAAATACGGCAGGGCAAACAGCGAATGTACCGAAGCCTCGCCAAGCGACGAGCCTGGCGGGATACCATTTTATAAAGGACCCCTATGCCAAATCATTCGGAACTTTTAAAGATAAATTCACCCGCCCGGCGGACGAATAAACTATTCACGGCATGGAACATCACTCCGGCCAACCTGAAGTCGGCTCGGTCGGAAGCGGAACTGGGCCGGCCGCTGTACTATTACCAGATTCTTGACGACATCAAAACCTTAGACGGCCATCTGGCCGGGGAACTGCAAACGCGCAAGGACGCCATACTCGGCCTGCCGTTCACCATCACCGGCGAGCAGACGGCACAGGTGGACTTCATCAAGGCGGCGCTGAAGATGGTGGATTACTACACCCTGGTGGAGATGATACTGGATTCCGTTTATCACGGATTCCGGATCCTCGACCTGGACGAGTGGAAGATGATCAACGGTAAAATCATGCCGACGCATATTGACATGTTCGAGAACTCGCTGTTCCGGTCCGCGACGGTTGACGAGGCGAAGACGGCGATGTCCATCAAGGACATACTGATGTACCAGTACGAAACCGGCAAGTACATTCCGCTGAAAGAATACGCGGAGAACCGGCTGATCGTGGCGGACTTTAACATCACCAGCTACAAGCAGCTGCCGGTTAACTTCACCCGCTTAGGTCTGGGCGCGGCGTGCGCGTTCTTCAGCATCATCAAGCACTATAATGTCCAGGATTGGTCGTCGTTCAACGAACTGATGGCCCAGCCGGCGCGTATCGGCACATACAACTCAGCAGCATCGGAGGATGAGATCGATGAGCTGACGGAAGCGGTGCAGGGCTGGGGCACGGACATGGCCGCGGTGATATCAGAGAACTGCAAGATCGACCTGCAGGAAGCGCAGAAATCCGGATCCATTAGCACCTACGATACATTGATCACGCAGAGCAACAAGATGCAAAGCATTATCATTGTAGGACAGACCGGCACAAGCGACCTGAAGGACGCGCACAGTTACGCGGCGGTGCGGGTTCTGAACGGCGTGCGGTTCGAGAAGATGCTGAGCGACGGCCGGTTCGCCATGCAGGTGATCAATGAGCAGTTCATCCAGCGACTTCTGAAGTTAAACTTTGCCCAGCCGGACCCGACGGTGGGATTAGAGATCCGATTCCCGGACTGGACGGACTTAGAATCGGAGATCCGGATCCTGCGGGAAGCGTATGAGATGGGATGCCCGATACCGGTATCGCATCTGCAAAAGCGATTTAAAATTCCGGCGGCTAAAGACGGGGAGGAAGTGCTGAGGAAGACAGAAGGGAAACTGACGGGGTTGTTTTAGGGAAACAAGATTTCTCGCTACGCTCGAAATGACAGACTGTTATGGAACCACATGAAATTGTAAATAAGAGACTCAGGGAAGTGCTGGGGCAGATCGCATCGCGGCAGCGGCTCAACGAGGCGGCAAACATGGCGATCGCGTTCATCAACGAGCGGACGAACCGCGGGGTGGACGTGAATAACGCGCCGTTCGCGCAGTACAGCGCCGGATATCTGCGTTTCAAGATGGGACAGACCAAACCCAGAAACCGTAAAAAAGTAATGAACCGGTACTCCGGAGTGGTGGACCTGCAACTGACCGGTGATATGATGAAGGACATGAAAGTGAATATCACCCGGACGCCGTCGATCGGACGGTTTGAGACGGAGATCGGATATATTTCAGGCAAGTCGAGAGAAGCCAGCATACGAAAAGCGAACTGGCATAATCTGAGCGGGGCGGGCAAGGGGAAGGTGCTCAGGAAGTTCTTGGGGCTGACGGCTGGAGAGAAGGATATTATATTAAACTGGTTTCAGAGATAAAGATGGAATCCCATGAAGGGATTCCATCTTATTTTCAACGGAGACTAAAACTTTAAAGATAAACCGACTGCAGGTTGGTTGCCGACAGCCGCGAGAGAAATCGAGACATCGCTTCTCTTTGCTCCTTTGATTGCAAAATAAACGTCGCTGATCTTAAAAGCCGCGAATCCGGCGGACATGAGGAACATAGTCCTGTCATGTTCATTCCAGTTGTAAGCACCATACATACCAGCGATGTAAACGGTTTCAAAAAAGGCAAAGTAACACCCTTTGCCTATATCTCCGTTGTAAATATGGCCAAGACCGGGAACAACCATTGATAATGTTCCGGACCAGGCAGGATTCTTATCCTGCGCGTTCAGCGATGTTACGTTAAGCAACAGCGCGATGGCGAGAACGAGATACGTTTTCATGGTAACCTCCGTTTTATTAAGAGATGGAATCCCCGGGAGGGATTCCATCTGAGTTGATTAATTTACTGCACTTTCTTCTTAAACCTGCGGTCCCATTCCGGGTTGACGTGAACCCATCGGTGGCGGCAGTTGTAACCGCCGCAATAGGTGATGACGGGTTCGATCTGGCCGTTGGACATGGCGTCAATATCATCAAGTCGGTACACTTTATCAAGCCTTTCTTTGCAGAACGGGCGGGTGGACGGCGTGAGGGTGCCGCAGTACCAGGCATAGTCGAGCCCGGCCTTGTCGGCGGATAGGTTGGAATAGTTCTGCGACACGCCGGAGAGGGTGGTGTGGGCGAGCGTGTAGGAATACTGCTGAAGCTTGCTGCCGGCGTCTACGAAGGACCGCTGGAGTTCCTGCTGATCCAGCCCGGCGCTGATCTGCTTGCGGATCGCACGGCGGATGATGTCGCGCTGGGCGTAGCTGATCTCGAGGAAACTGCTCTGCATGCCTTGCATGAATCCGCGAAACACGGCGGCTTTTTCCTGCGAGCTGACGGCGCTGGCCTCATGGTCAACCGGCAACGCACGGAAAAAGTCATCCTCGACCTGCGCGACCTGATCAAACTCGCGCACGACTTCCTTAATCATCTCGGCGGCGACGTTGTCGGCGTTGTCACGGATGAACTTGTCGAGTTTCCTGAGATCGTCTTCGCTCTCTGCCGTCTCGATGAGTAATGCCTTGTAGCGCTCGATGAAACCGGTAAGGTTTTTATCGGCGGAATTGATCAGCCTGGCGATTTCCTGCTCACGGACGGTGTCGAGCTTGAGGAGTTTTTCTAAAGAGATTTTCATGTGGTTCTTTAAGAGATGGAATCCCCAGGAGGGATTCCATCTAAGATGAGGCCGGTATCTTTATCGGCTTTTTTGAATGTATCTGCCCAATACATGGCTCCGCACTCGGTGCATTTGAGCAGTTCGTAACGGACTTTAATCGGCAATCTGAGAATATTCTTAGGATGCGTAGCCGGGATGATCTTTTGGCGCAGAATAAAATAGAATTCGTTGTAGCCGCATTCGCACGGCTGCTTGATCTGTTCGTGGGCCGGCACCTGCTGAATGATGCGCTGGGCTTCCATTTTGAATGCCAGTTCCGGCGGCAGTGTCGTTACCGGCGGCGGAGGGATTTGGTTCTGATCGGACATTTTAGTAATCCTTATCTTTTAATAATTAGTTGCACCAGGTTCAACTAATTGGTGTTAGGTGCCACACTTGCTTACATCGTAATCGGTATCTTGTTTTACAATTTTAATACCATTGCATTCGGCGCATTCATATATATAAGGGGAATATACTTTCTTGCATTTGGGGCATATCCATCCTTTTGGATCCTCAGGGCGCCATGTATTAGTATCGAAATAGTATCCCTGTATTGTGTGTTCAAAGCAAAATCCATGAACGTAATCATCCGCCGTATTCCTTAACTCACATCCACAAAATTTACAGTTCATATATTTTCCTTTTCCGTTCCAACTCGGACAAATGAAATTGGATTTACTTCAGAGTTCACTTCTACATTTCATCGTCAAAATACCATTTTTTACATTTCGGGCATTGCTTCTGTTCGTCGCCCTTTTTATACCGCTCGTCCAGATATTTGAGATGGGCGACATAACCGAGTTTTGATTTTTTATGATTGCACGGTTCGGCGATTATTATTTCTTTCCCATTTTTGAATGACGGACTGGATATGCTGATCGTGACGCCATCTTTGTTGGCTGTCTTCTGCATGTCGGATTTGAACTTGCGAGCGATATCGCTTAGTGTTTTCTTTTTCATCTTATTTTTCTCCAGGATAAATCACGTTAATTCAGGATAATAATATGCCCTGTATTGTTGTATTCATAAGAGTCAGCCGGCAATTCAATCTTTTCCATTTCTCTTTCGTGCTCGAACCCAAGATTCCTGTCTTCTATAAATTTCTTTAGTTTATTATAAGCCTCCGACGGATCGTCTGCCAATACATAACTGTATCCAAGATTTACGCCGGTTATTGAGGATTTTAATCCCTTAAGCGTGACCTTATACAGTTTCATTTCATGTACCTCTTTAAATGACTGAACATTTCATTTGAATTAATAATGTTGATCCAGGCGTTGAGTCTTTCGGTCTGTTCGTTCGCCGGCTGTTCTAATCCGCAGAGCTGGGCGTGATTACATTGATCGGAACATTTTTCACAACAGCCTTCGCATTCGGATGAGAAGTGACACATCATACATATCTGGGCCGGACTCGGCTCGAAATCCAATTTCATTTGTTCCGAGCTCACGTTCACATCCCTTCATGCAGCAGGAGCGCTGCGGTTATGATGCGGGTCAGGCCGAAATCGACGACCTGCTTATCTCCGTGATAAATGGTGATATCGTTCACCGGCAGGCCGTTTTCGCCCTTGGCCGCAAACTTGCGCACGTTATAAATCATGCCGCCGTGTTTGATCTCGTACCAGATGGTGGTTTTTACGCGGGTGATTTTCATTTGCCGAACTCCGAGATTATCTTCTCAATCGCCTGCCGTTCCCTGTCCAGCGCGTCAATCTTCATCTGGTACTTGGCGGAGCCGTCGTTATCAGGATACCGGTAGATCGCCTCGATGCGGCGGGTGCGCTTCTTGACCTGCCCTTCCAGGCTCCGGGCGATGACTTTCTTTTCCCATTCGTCCAGATAATAGGCAAACTGCCCTTTGACGGTAGCTGAGTGCTCTATTTCCATGCTATCTCTCTCTAACTATTTTGATCATTTCCAGCCGGAGGCGCTCCATGTCGATCAGCGTCTTGGCGTGCTCGTTGATCTCTTTGGCCTGACCGATGTAGTTCGGGCTGGCTTCCATCTTCCTGATGTTATTCAGCAGGACGGAACTCAGATCCGTGAGCTGACGGTTGGACGCCATGAGTTCCTTCAGCGTAGCTAGCGAGCGCTCGTGTTCCACCGGGCCCTCGATTGGAAGGAATTCCCTGGCGACGTCCTTCGGGTTGACGGTGACCCATTTGTTTTTGATCAGAAACTGAACGTAAAGCCCGTCCTCGGTGGGACGGACGCCTTCGATAAGCACCTCGCGCATGTTGTGCATGTACAGGCGGCCTATCATGTGATTGTAGCTTTTCATCGCGACTCCTTGATTAACCGGTTAAGTTGAAACTGACGGCGCTGGACCTCAAGCAATGCCTTGTTGCCGAAAGCCAGGTCGTATATTTTTCTGTTGTATTGTCCTTTTCCTTTGGTGCCTTTGTTGGCGATCCGCATGGCGATGTATTCGTCGCTGTTCCGGGACCGCGCCATGTGTTCCTGCCGAGTTATCAGCTCCAGGTTCTCAATGATGCAGTTCAGCGAATTGCCGTCTTTGAATACCACGTTCATGCCCTTCGGCACGGGGCCGTACTGCTGTTCCCACAGGTACACATGCAGTTCTTTCCAGTTCGCTTTTGATAATCGGATGTAATAATACCCGCGTTTCTTTTCTTTGCGGTGACCGCTATGACAGTACCGGAGCGATATGGCGCCGTCAAATTTGGTATTCTGCGGCAAATGGCCTTTCTTGAACCAGCCTTTCTCGGATCCGGGCACGCAATATCCTTTCCTCCCTTTGTTCCAGGAAGCGTGCCCTTTTCTAAACTGCGTCCCCTTGCCGGAATCCTTCAATTTCACACCGAGAGATATGTTCTGGATGAGCAGATAAAGAGGATCCTTGTTAAGGCCGAGCCGATCCGCGCGGCCGTATAACGAATCTATGGTCCGTCCTAAATAACCGGCCAGCCACTTGGTATCTGTACACGGATACAGTCTGCGCATGGTATCGTCGTCCTCGCGTGTCCATTTAAAGCTGCCCATTATTTCACCCGCGCTTTCGTGTAATAATCATAGGTCCACCGCCACAGGAGGTGGGCGTAAGCGGCGCCCAGCAGGCAATCGATCCAGCCAATGCGGCAGGCGATGACGTAAGCGATGAACGGCGTGTAAAAGCGGAACCACTTCAGCCAGTGCCAGCAGATCTGGTGGTAGCTGTCGCGCCATTCCCGGCGGTACAGCCAGCGAAATAGGGACAATACGCGGTCCAGGCTTTTGCTGTACCTGAAATACGCCGGCCCGCTGGTGCGGGCGTCGCACAGCGGATCGAAATAGCAGACCGCCGTGATCATCGCGTAAAATATTATCAGTTCCATACGGCTCCTAAAATAAATAATTAATGAGTTTGTAACACAGCACGGCCATGCCGTAAGCGATGACCAGCACGGCGGCGTAAACCAGGCGGATAAGGGTTTGGTCTTTCATTGTACCTCGCTTCCTTCCTTGTCATACAGCTTGCTGACCTGGAAATCCCACCGGCAGTGGGGACATTTATAAATATGCTTAGTATCGAACATGCCCCGCCAGTCGGAGGTTTTTTCGCATACCGGGCAGATGGCGGTCCATTGGTACAGGCCGCTCAGCACGCCGGAGGTTTGTTTGTATTTTTGCATCATGCGGTTCCTTTAAAATGGCAAATCGTCTTAGTTCAGGTTTGGTACGTCCACGGTCCGTTCTAGCGGCGGCGCGGCTTCTTCCTTCTTGTCGCCGATCATCTGTATCGATTCGGCGATGATCTCGGTCATGTAATGTTTCACGCCGTCCTTCTCCCAGCTGCGGGTGCGGAGCTTGCCCTCCACATAGACCTGCGAGCCCTTCTTCAGGTACTGGGCGCATATCTCGGCCAGCTTGCGCCACGCCACGATGTTGTGCCAGTCGGTTACGGATTTCTCGTTGCCCTGCTCGTCGCGCCAGGTCTCGTTGGTGGCCACGCTGAAGTTGGCGATCGGCACACCGGAGGACGTGTACTTCATGTCCACATCCTTGCCCATCCGGCCGATCAGTATCGCTTTGTTGATCGTTCCTTTTGACATAGGTCTCCTTACTAATTCTTCTTGCATTGTTGAGGACAGTATTTGAGAATGCCGTATCCGCCGCACCGTTCGCAGTTGACATACGTCTTCGCGTTGAACCCGATACCGCCGCAGTCCGGGCATACCCTGAATTCATATAAATTCCCGCATTCACATTTCAGTTTCAGGCTCTTAAGGAGCTTAATCGCCATTTGTCCGGTAAGCATATTAGTTGCGTCTTTCATACAGGCTCGCTTTGTCCGGCAGATTCTCGTCGAACATTAAAATGAAATTATTCGGGTTAATGGAAGCCAGGTACGCCCGTTTTTTCTTCAGTTCCGGGAACTGGCTCGTGGCGAGCACATAGGAGCGGAACATCTCACCCATGATGAACGTCATTTTTTCAATGTTGTCGGCGTTCACCCGTTTAAACAACCCGGTGAGGCTGTTGATATATAGTTTACCCGAAGAGTTCATGTTGCTCCGGAAGTTTATAGCCGATCTTGGCCTCGATGGTCTCGAACGTGGGGCCGTGAGGCATGATCAGCCGGGTGCGCCGGTTGTACTTGTAATGGGAACGGTCCACCTTGATTACTATCGTGTTGTGCCGCTGGTCAAAACGCTCTTCGGTTTGCCAACATTTCCCGCAGGCTTCACAGCGCAGTTTACGGATACGGGTTTGAGAAAATTTCTCAGAGCGGATGGTGCGGTACTGGTAATTTTTGCATCTTGGGCAGCGCATTAGTTATGTCCTTTCAGCACGGTGATCACGGTCCGCCGGGATATGCCTATGCGCCGTCCGATCTCGCTGTTATTTACGCCCTGAGCTTTCAGGTCGAATATTAATTGATTGCGTTCCTGCTTGGTCTGCTTCTTGGATGACACCTGCGGACGCGGCGCCTGCGGTTCGGCCTTGCGCTCGTCCCGTTCCGATTCCTTAATCCGGTGCACCTGAGCGGCAATAATATGATGGTCCGCCGTGGCGTTCACCATGCCGAGGAACACGATCCCTAGCGGAGCCACTCCGCCGACGCTGATGCTGAGCACCTGCGACATGATGGCCGTAAACTCGTCTGGGCTGTTCCGCCACATGTAATAGATATTCAGCAGGCCGGAGATTAGCACGATTATAATGAATATGAACCAGCCGAACCAGAAACGCAGGTTATTCCCGCGGTTCTCGATCAGCAGGAGCGAGAAAAACATCATCAGGTCCAGCCAGATCACGAATCCGGCGGTGGACAGCGAGCCCCAAGCGGACTTGCTGAAATAATTCAGCACGGTGTAGGAATGTTCAAATGTGACCAGTAGGATCATGACCAGTAAAAACCTTATTTTCGCTTTTTGTGAGAAGGATAAGCGTTCCTTTATGTTATCGGACATCATGTTCTTTAAGTTCATAGGCCCTATGGTTTAGAGGTGTAACAGTCGATACAGACGCCGCCCAGCATCAGCTCGGATTCTTCCTTGTCCTTCCCGCAGCGCTTGCAGGACTTGGGCTCCTGATACGGCGCCGGCGCGGTCTTGCGCTTGCCGTCCAGCGCTTTGGCCTTTTCCTTGTAATTCCGGTATTGCTCAAGCCGGATCAGCTGGTCCACCAGGACCTTGCGCCAGTCCTTGCGGGTCTTGCGGCGCGAGGAGTCCGTCCAGTAGAGGTCCATTTTTAGAAGCTTGTCGTATATATCATCCAGCCCGTAGCCTTTCATGTTCAGCTTCTTTATGTATTCATACGTGAAGCCGGGCTGGCTCTTGCCAAATAGCGGATGCGCGTGCACGTACTTGAGGATCTGCGTGATCTTCTCGCGCTCGCCCAGCAGCTGCTTAAATGTTGTCAGTTCAATTTCCGCCAT